CGGTGATGAGCCTCCTAAAGCTTGGCAAATGGCTGCTAATGACCACGGTGAAATTAACTCTAACTATGGTAATCTTATTTTTAGTGATAAGTATTATCGCCAATTTGACAATGTAGTTAATGAACTACTGTGGAATATGGATTCTCGTCGAGCCATTATGATTTACAATCGTCCATCAATCTGGACAGAATTTAATGAACTTGGTAAGAATGACTTTATCTGTACTAATGCAGTTAGCTACTATATTCGTAATGCTAAAATTCATGCTGTAGTCCAAATGCGATCTAATGATGTAGTCTTTGGCTATAAGAATGATTATGCATGGCAGCACTATGTTTTGAATCAGGTGACACAAGCATACAATCAACAATATCTTGGTAATGCTGCTGATGCAGATTATCGTAAAGAAATGGAAGTTGGTGATATAACTTGGCAAGTTCAAAACTTGCATGTTTATGAAAGGCACTTTGATTTAGTAAAATGATTGCAGGAAAAGTTTGGGGACAAACGGAACTTATAGAAGCAAATGGTGCCTGTGAGTTTCATCGAATTGAATATAAAGCAGGAATGCAATGTTCAGAACATAAACATGAATTTAAGTGGAATGGCTTTTATGTAGAGTCAGGCACTATGATGATTAGAGTATGGCAGGAAGATCAAGGATTAGTTGATGAAACTATCTTGTATCCCGGCGATTTTACAAAAGTAAAGCCAGGACTCTATCATCAGTTTATTGGAATTGAAGACGGAATTGCTTTTGAATTGTATTGGGCAGAATTCAATCATAACGATATTAAACGTAAAACATCAGGTGGTAAAACATAATGTATGATAAGTGGGACAAACGCTATCTCTTATTGGCCAAGCATATTGCTTCGTGGTCAAAAGATCCTTCAAGACAAATTGGTGCAGTAGCTGTTGGAGACAACGGTGAAGTATTAGCACAAGGATATAATGGTTTCCCACGAGGCATTGAAGACTACCCTGAAAGATATGAGCACAGACCGACAAAATACAAGTATGTAGTTCATGCAGAAATGAATGTCATATATAACTCATCATGGAATGGTGTATCTCTTGCTGGTTCGACACTATACGTATATGGTTTACCTGTTTGTAGCGATTGTGCTAAAGGTATTATCCAAGTAGGTATTGAACGAGTAGTAATGGTTGATCAGGTTATTCCAGAAGATTGGAGAAATTCTGCAAGCCAGACATTTGAAATGTTTGACGAAGCAGGTATTGTATATGAATTTGTTAGTTTAGACGATGGTCCATATGAAGATAATGTTGTTGAGCTTAAACCAAAAAAAGATTTCGAATAGTGAATTTTTTAGTGTACAAACCCTCATATATATGATATAATAACTATTATAATAAAGACAGGTGAAAAATATGAAAGTCGTACATATTCTAGGCCGCGGCATTGAAGGCTGCGGTGTAACTCGATTCACGCTCGAGTTAAAAGATTGGGCACTTAAAAAGGGGTGGGATTATACAGTCTATGCTCCTAGCGATAAAAAGTGGACACGTGCTGCATCTCACTACTTAGATGAAAATATTAAACAGTGGAAGTGGGGTAATAAACCTGCTCGTGGAGATACGATCTGCGGCACTGAAATAATTACCGAAGATTGCAATAAGGCTGATTTAGTACTTATTGGTTCATTACCATCGAAAGGACACCCTGACGATTGTATCGAAAACTTCGGTAAAATGATTGATGGAATCACGACTAAAAAAGTTATGATTCAACACGATCATAAAATGATGTCTATCAAGCGTAATGCTTTGCTTGACGATGTTATTAAATCTGCAAACGTTATTCTATCTTATTCTACTAAAAGTCCTTTTATGGATTACTGTAGAAATCTTGGTGCTAAGGCTAATTCATATAGCTTTTGTAATGGCGTTAATGTAGAAAGCATTCGTAAACAATATTGGAAACCTATTGAAGATCAAGATCCAAATCATTTGAAATGGATTGGCAGGTCTGCATATTGGAAAGGTTTCGATGTTATGTTCGACTTGCAGAAAAGTTTACCTGATCCTTTATATACATTAGAAGGAATGGAGAAATCAATTCAATTCGTTGATATTCGCGAAAAATTTGAATTCCACGAAATGGCTGAAAACTTCGATGTTGAAACAATAGCCGGTGGAAAGCCTTATGTTTTTGGCGCATTCAAGCATGCTGAAATGTTAGAACGTATGTCAAAGTGTGGCTTTGGTTTTCAATTGACAACTCTTCAACCTGAATATATTCAAAACTTTATTGAATTTACTCACTTAGAAATTGCAGCTGTTGGTGTAGTTCCAATCTTTAGAAAAGCTTTTGGCGATCATTGTACACATTTGCAAACTGGCAATAAACTTACTGCTGATAAAAACACTGGTACTATATGGGCTGGTGAAGTAGGTACAGACTGGTCAGAAACTATTGAAGTCATAAATAAGCTTAGAAAAGATAATGTAATGCGTAATGAATGGCGTGAAATGGCTTACGAATATTATGCATCGCATAATGGACCAGATGTATCGTTCCCTGATATATTTGACAAAATTAACAAAACACCAGATAATCAACCACAAGGACTAGAGGAATTTTTCGCATGAAACAAAAAATATTTATCACTGGCATAGCCGGAATGATCGGATACCACACAGCAATGAAACTGCATAGCGAAGGTTATGAAGTTTTTGGTTGTGATAACTTTAATCCATACTACGATCCACAGCTAAAATACGATAGAGAAAAACTATTGAACGATGCTGGAATTCCACCTGAAAATATTTTGAGTCTTGATATTAATAGTATTAATTGGGCTGGTCAATTAAATGGCATGGATGCTGTAATCCACTTAGCAGCTTTTGCTAATCCACGGCACTCTATGGAAATGACAGAACCATATATCGATACTAATATCACTGGTACTATGAAGATTGCTCAAGGTGCTGAACGAGCACAATGTCCAGTTATTTACGCATCATCGTCATGTGTAATGCACGGTCAGCCACTTCCATGGAACGAACACGATAAAGGTGAACACCAAAATAACCCTTATGGTTGGTCTAAGTATGTAAACGAATGTCAGTTTGCACATAGTAATGTTCCAAAATCTGCCGGTCTTCGTTTCTTTACAGTCTATGGTCCTTACGGTCGACCTGATATGGCGCTGTTTAAGTTTGCAGATGGTATTGTAGCAGGTGAGCCTATTGATCTATATAACTTTGGAGATATGAAACGTGACTTTACTTACGTTGACGACATTGTGCAAGGTATTAAAATTGTAACTGATAACATTCTTGATGGTAATCAAGAAAAAGATCATGAAATTTTCTGTATTGGTTATGGAGAACAAGTAGAGCTTGTGCAGTTTGTAGATGAAATTGAAAAGAATCTTGATCGTAAAGCAATTCGTAACTTAGTACCTAAGCATGTAGCTGATACTCCAGAAACTTGGTCAGATACTACTAAATTGCAAAAGCTTGGATATAAACCAACCACTTCAATTGAAGTAGGTGTAAAGAACTTTATTGAATGGTACAAAGGCTATTACAATGTTAATTAATCGAAATCTTTTAGTAGGTATTGTAGGCCACGGCTTTGTAGGTAAAGCTGTGGACTATGGCTTTAGCCAATCCAATGTCGACAAGTTTATTGTAGACCCTAATTACGATACTACAATTAAAGAGCTACGCGACTTTGATCCTGATGTTACGTTTGTTGCAGTACCTACTCCAATGTCAGACAATGGAAAGATTGATGCATCTATTGTTAAAAAGGTAGTTAAAGAACTTATAGATAACACTAAAGGTTTCATTGTAGTTAAATCCACAGTGACTCCGGATATTATGATAGAGCTGTCAAAGCTATCGGAAGCACGTATTGTTTACAACCCTGAGTTTCTTACTGAAAAAAATGCAAACGATGATTTCGTCAACCCTAAAATGCACGTGTTCGGTGGTGATCCGGCGACTTGCAGATACATCGAAGAAATGTACGCCAGTTATTCTTTATGCAGGCCATGTCCTGTCTTCCACGTTTCAATTGCTGAAGCGAGCCTTATCAAGTATGGAATCAACAGTTTCCTCGCTACGAAAGTCTTGTGGTTCAACCAGTTCTTTGATGCTGTTAACGGTCATGGAAACTTTAATAGAATTATCGCTGCTATCGGTACTGATCCTCGTATTGGTCACAGTCACACTGTTGTACCTGGGTTTGATGGCCGTCGCGGTTACGGTGGTGCTTGTTTCCCTAAAGATACAAAAGCTTTATCATTCTTTGCTCCAGAGTTCACTGTTCTCGAAAAAGTAATTGAAGCTAATAATCAACTTCGTTCTGGATATGAGAGGGACGATAGAGAGAAAGAGCAAAACGTAAATTATGACTAGTTATGCAAGTATTGTTCCACTTATAGGTGGAGAAACTTTTGCTATGGAAAATGTATTTGGCGCTAAACCCGAATACATTTTATCATACTCAGGATTTGAAGCAAATGATAGCCAATTGGTGAATTATTATGAAAACGAAGTTCCCTATATTAAACTCGATGAAGGAGGAAAAGCTCCTCATAAAGTGGATGTTGTCAACTCTGTATGTCCTTGTGCTGGTCTTTCTAGCCTTAGTGTTTCTTCATCATCTAACTCAGAACATAATGACTGGATGGTTAAGTCTAGCGAATACATCCTTGAAACAGTCTCACCAAAAGTTTTATGGGGAGAAAATGCGCCAAGACTCGCATCAGCAATGGGTGAACCTGTCGTACGACAGCTTAGAAAACTCGCCGCAAAACATGGATATACATTCAGCTTATACAAAACTAAAAGTATCTTACACGGACTAAGTCAAATTCGTGATAGAGCATTCTTTTTCTTTTGGAAAGGTAATAGCGTACCTGTTTTTGATTATTATAAACGCCCTCATAAACTCATTGAAGACCAGATTAGATCTTCTGCAAGAAACGATGCAGATCCAATGTCTGATCTTATTGTACAAAAAGAGAAACCTTCAGAAAACCCATATTACAGATATGTTTTAGAGGAGATGCACGGTGGCATTAATCACACAGACTTTTTTAAGATCATTGAAAAAACTACGAACGTATTGCATCACTTTGAAGACGAAGGTGGTTCATACTATGATATGGCTAAGTGGATGGTGAAAGAAGGATACGAAAAGCATTCTCAAAAATGTATTCGTATGGGAGATAAGTTAAAGTCAGGCGGTAACATTATGCGTAAGACTACTGAAATCCCAAAAAATTATATCGGAGCTTTTGTAGGTCATATGCCTATTATGCTTACACACCCTGATGTTGATAGGTATCTTAACGTTAGAGAGTGTTTAGATATTATGGGTATGCCTAAAGACTTTCAACTTCAAGGCGGTGTAAAGAATCTAAATATGATTTGTCAGAATGTTCCTGTTACTACTGCATCTGATATGGCTGCAAACGTTAAAGACTTTATTGCTGGTAACTTAAAAACAATTAAGTCTAATTTTGCTATTCAAGATAATAAGCAACAAAAGTTTTGGTCAGAACCAGAACCTTCTACATTAGAAGCGTTTATGTAATTTGGCAGAATGGAAAAGTGAAATGTGGCAAGATGACACACCAGCTGCAATTAAAATTAATCTAGGTTGCAGTACTCAAAAAATGGAAGGAATGATAAACGTAGACATCACTCCTACATGTAACCCTGATAAGGTTATGGACATCTCAAAGCCATGGGATTTCCCTGACGATTACTTTGATGAAATTCATGCCTATCATATTTTAGAACATCTTGACTACGAACAATTTATTGAATGTATGAAAGAAATATATAGGTGTGGTAAAGATGGATGCTTTGTTAAAGTAGAAATACCTCATCCATACAATGATAAGTATTGGATTGATCCTTCTCATAAACTTCCTATTATGGCAGAAACATTTAATATGTTCCATAGAGACGTTTGCATAGATATGGAAAGAGCAGGTCAAGGAAATACGCCATTGGCACTAATTCATAATATCAATATCGTTCCTCTTGAATGGCATAGATATTTAGAAAAAGACATTCAGCAAAAACTAGATCGTGGTGAACTTACAAAAGATGAAGTAGACCACATGGAAATACACCAAAACAACATTGTCTGGGCTTATGGCGTAGACCTAAAAGTTGTAAAATTATAAAAATTAATGGTGTACAATTGCTGCAATCTGTGGTATAATTATCTTATAAAATTGAAAAGGAGAACTGCATGTCAATTATGGACAAGCTGAAAAAGAACTCGAGACTTGGTCATACAGAAATTTTGGCTGAATCAAAGTTCTTTACTGAAAAAGAAATGACACCAACAAATGTTCCGATGGTAAACGTAGCTTTATCAGGTTCTACTGAAGGCGGTTTGGCACCAGGACTTACTGTTCTTGCCGGTCCTTCAAAACATTTCAAAACCTCATTTGCATTACTTATGGCTGCAGCATATCTAAATAAACACGATGATGCTGTTATGCTTTTTTATGATTCTGAGTTCGGTAGTCCTCAGAGTTACTTTACGCAATTTGGTATTGACACTAGTCGTGTTTTACATACACCAATCACAAATGTCGAAGAGCTTAAATTTGATTTAGTACATCAACTTGATAATATCGATAGACAGGATAAAGTAATTGTAGTTATTGATTCAATCGGTAACCTTGCTTCTAAGAAAGAAATGGAAGATGCACTGAATGAAAAATCAGTAGCAGATATGTCACGTGCTAAAGCTCTAAAAGGTTTGTTTAGAATGACAACACCTTATTTGGCTATGAAAAATATTTCACTACTAGCTGTCAATCACACTTACAAAGAAATTGGATTATTTCCACGTGATATTGTAGGTGGTGGAACTGGTATCTACTACTCTGCTGATAACATTTGGATTCTTGGACGTCAACAAAATAAAGTAGGTACAGAAATTAAAGGCTATCACTTCGTAATCAACGTGGAGAAAAGTCGTTATGTTAAAGAAAAATCAAAAATTCCTATCTCAGTTTCTTGGGAAGGTGGCGTTGAGCAGTATAGTGGTTTGCTCGCCGTTGGTCTTGCTGGCAACTATGTTGCTAAGCCTTCTAACGGTTGGTACTGTCATGTTGACCGTAGCACTGGCGAGCTTATGGATGCCAAAGTCAGAGAGAAAGATACTCTAAAAGCAGAGTTCTGGACTCCACTTTTTGAAAATACAGATTTCAAAGAGTTTATTAAAAAGCAATATTCAATTGGTGCTGATTCTTTAGTTTCTATGGATGAAATCGTGGAAGAAGCAAATGATTGATTTAGACAGAAAAGCAGAAGGACTCGACTATGAGTTGATTCCTTCTAAAGAACTATTAGAAGCAGAACAGGCTTGGGATGTAAGAATCCTAAAAGGGGATTTTACCGAATCGATTATTCGTTTTGGTAATATTCAAGTTGACGGTAAAAATGGACAAATGCATTTCAATTTTACTGTTATTGAATCCCCTATTGAAGATTTAACGCCAGACAGTGTTGATCTTCAAAACGAAGTGGGCAGTATATTGCACTCTGTACTTGAGTCAGCTATTGCTAAAGATGAACTACAAATGAATGAGGTAAAAACTTGAGTTATAAAATCTTGATATGCGGATTGCCGGGCGCAGGAAAAACTTGGCTAGCTGAAAGGCTTGTTAAAGAACTACCAGAGTGTGCTTGGTTTAATGCAGATCAAATCCGTAAAGCTGCTAATGACTGGGACTTTTCTCCTGAAGGAAGAACTAGACAAGCCCAAAGAATGTACGCATTGTGTGACTTCGAAAACTGGAATGAAAGAAATGCTCTTGCAGATTTTGTTGCGCCGACGGAGGCAACTCGGGAAGAGTTTGATGCAGATGTCACAATTTGGATTAATACAATCACTGAAGGCAGGTATGAAGATACTAATAAAATGTTTGAACCAGCCGAAGCAGCCGATTTTATTGTCACTGAACATATGACTGAAGAAGAAGTGCCAGCATTTGCTCAAGAAGTTTTGCAATACATTGAAAAGAAACCTGCAGTAGTTCAAGTAGATGGCTATAATGATGAATGGGCTGCACCTTTTGGTGATAGTAATTCAGTTCCTGATTTTATTAGAGGAGAAAGATAGTGGTTGGAATATCAAAAACTGCAACATTAGAAACTGAAGGATTTGATTGGCTAAAACCTACAGTCCAAATGCTTGGAAGATGGCAGCCTTGGCATGATGGCCACCAAGAACTTTTTAGACGTATTCATGCTATTACAGGCCAAGTAGTAATTATGGTTCGTAGAGTTCCTAGTGATACTGAAGCTAACGAAAGAGTTCCAGGGCAAGACGATAATCCGTTTAATGTTGAAGAAGTAATGGAAAATATTGTTCAAGGTTTAAGAAAAGATTCCTTTACTTTGGGCAAAGACTATGTTATAATGGTAGTACCAAACATTGTGGATATTAGCTATGGTCGTGGTGTAGGTTATACTTTCACTGAACACGATCTTGGTAAAGATATTCATGACATTAGCGCAACATCAATTCGCAAGCAAATGCGGGAAGACGGAAAACTTTGAGTACTAGTATCGAGCAAGCAGTCCTTAGATCTCTCCTCACGGACGAAAAGTACATGAGGAAAGTTCTACCTTTTATCAGACCTGAGTATTTTGAAGGGCCTTATAGAGTTCTCTTCAAAGAGGCAGGCAAGTTTGTAGCAAAATACAATAAGCTACCTACTGCCGAAAGTCTTGTGATTGAATTACAAGAAGCCAATAATATGTCTGATGAACAGTTTCAAATTTCTATGGATATTATCCCGAATTTGTTTAAGGCTGAAGAGGTAGATAACGATTGGTTGCTCGATACTACCGAAAAGTGGTGTCAAGATCGTGCATTGCATAACGCCATTATGGAATCTATTTCTATTATTGATGGTAAGCACGAATCACTAACTAAAAACGCATTACCAGATATTTTGCAAAAAGCTCTGGGAGTTGCATTCGATACAAACGTGGGGCATGATTATGTTGAAAACGCAGAACAAAGATTTGAATTCTACAACAAAGATGAAGACCGTCTTCCATTCGATCTTGAGTACTTTAATAAGATTACAAAGGGAGGTATCCCGAGCAAAACTCTTAATATTGCTCTCGCTGGGACTGGCGTTGGTAAATCTTTGTTTATGTGTCATGTTGCTGCTGCGGCATTAACACAAGGTAGAAATGTTCTGTATATCACTATGGAAATGGCAGAAGAACGTATTGCAGAACGTATTGATGCTAACTTACTTAACGTAGCAATTGAACAAATTGAAAAGCTACCTAAAACTTTGTTTACTGAAAAGGTTGCTGAACTTGCTAAAAAGACTAATGGTAAACTTATCATTAAAGAATATCCTACTGGTTCTGCTCATTCTGGTCATTTCAGAGCTCTTCTTAACGAACTAAAACTTAAAAGACAATTTCAACCTGATATAATCTTTATTGATTATCTAAACATTTGCTCATCATCTCGGATGAAAGGTATGGGTGGATCTATCAATTCATATAATTATATAAAAGCAATTGCTGAGGAGTTACGTGGTCTTGCTGTTGAATTTGATGTACCTGTATTTTCTGCGACTCAAACTACTCGTAGTGGATTTACAAATAGTGATGTTGGACTTGAAGATACGTCTGAAAGCTTTGGTCTACCAGCTACAGCGGATCTTATGTTTGCTCTTATTTCGACAGAAGAACTAGAAAAATCTGGCCAACTTATGGTCAAACAATTGAAGAATAGATATAATGATCCAACAAAATATAAACGTTTTGTTGTCGGTGTCGATAGATCTAAAATGAGATTATTTGATGCTGAAGAAAGTAACCAAACACTAATGGATGATACGCCGGTGTTTGATAAATCTACAACCGCAGAGCGTATCAGTGCTGAAAAATTTCAAGGATTTAAGCTATGAGTGTAAGACTTATTTCATATTCACAAACAACGGAGAATCTACATGTCGGTAACGATATACAGGAACTCGTGGCGTATTGCGCCCGTGTCTCCAATCCCTCAAACCAAATTAACGAAGAGACCTCGGCAAAATTGCTACGTTATCTTGCACAACACAAACATTGGTCGCCTTTCGAAATGGTGTCTGCTTGCTTAGAGATCGAAACAACTCGTGATATTGCAAGGCAAATTTTACGCCATCGTTCATTTTCATTCCAAGAGTTTAGCCAAAGGTATGCTAATCCAGTAGAAGATTTAGAATTTGTTCGGAGAGGTGCAAGATTGCAAGATCCTAAGAATCGACAAAATTCTATTGATGCAGCTGATATTCAAACACAAGACATGTGGGATATGAAGCAACAAGAAGTTATTGCTAAATCTAAAGAAGTTTATAACTGGGCAATCGAACAAGGGATTGCAAAAGAACAAGCGAGGTCGGTATTACCCGAAGGCCTGACGATGTCTCGCTTATATGTTAATGGTACCCTACGATCGTGGATTCATTTCATTGATCTTAGGTCAGGCAACGGTACACAACGAGAACACATGGCAATTGCTCAAGCATGCGCCAAAGCAATTTCGCAGGTGTTCCCTACAATTGAGGAGTTTGCTAATGGAGATTAATTATACTGGTGCTGGAGTAGAAGACGATTATCGTCAAATCAAATTTAACTTTGACCAAAATTTAGAAAATAATACAACATATCTAAATAATGTTAATATTGCATATGATCCACCAGTGGATTACGCTTTTAACGAAGGTGAACTTCTAAAAGAAATTAAAGCATATATCGATACAACATACGATGCTCACTACTCGCAAGGTAAATATCAAGCAACACAAATCATTGAAGATTGTGGCCACGGTATGGGATTTGCTTTAGGTAATGTACTTAAGTACTCTCAGCGTTATGGAAAAAAAGAAGGCCTGAATAGAGCAGACCTTCTTAAAGTAGTACATTATGGAATTATAGCATTAGCTATGCATGATAGAAAAGACTAGCGATTAGCTAAAGGATTATCTAAACTCTTTTGTAGTTTTATATCGAGATTCTTTTCAAGGTTACCTAACTCTCTTTTAACGTAACCTTCCATGCCTGACACTTTGTCATTAAAACGATTAGATGCATCGTCAATCATAGCACGAGCATCTTTTTTAGTTCTATCCATAAGAGACTGTGCTTCATCTTCTACCTTATCGATATCGTTCTCGACTTTGTCTAGTATTTTTTCCATACGAACTAAGTCACCGCGTAAATCATGTTTTGCATCACGCATAAAATCGACTTGTTCGCCAATAGCATCTTTGATAATACCTACTTCTTCTCTAGTCATTACCATTTCTTCTTTGATTAACGCAAGGTTCTTATCAAACTCTGATAAGTCTGGTGCTACATAATTTTGGATCTGTTCTTTCATATCCATATAATCTTTGTAGAACTCAAAACCTCCCCACAGTCCACCGCCTAGTGTACCAATGAGTGGCAAGACCAATAGGAGCTTACTGCCACCTACTTTGATTCCTCCGTATTCTATTTCAGCCATTTATTTGCTCCTAATTAAAATTGTATTGTGAATCTTCCATCGCACCGAATGTTGGATCATTAAGGAACCATCTAGAAAACTGATGATCTACTACTGATTGAGGTGGATAAAAATTAACTTGGTTTAGTTTTTTTGTTGTGTATACGTCTTTGAAGTCAGGCACAAAACTAATCAATGCTAAAACTCTTCTTTGAATATCAAGTGACTGCTCGAGTGTTATAGCTCTTTCTAATTCTAATGTAGCTTCTACTGCTTTTTGTGCTATGAGTAGTCGCATCTTGTCCCGCCTAGAAGTATTCTTGTTAGGTACGACTTTCCGTTTGTCTGCTTTTCCACTGGGTCTGACCATTCCGTCGGGCCTATTACTATTATCGGAGACTTGTACTTCATCTTCGAGTGAGGACTCTGACTTCCCTTCTTTGGAATTCGATTCTTGTTCCAGTTGCGCGATTTCTGCTTCAATGTCGTCCTCCATATTCTTTCCTCTACCACCATTACGAGGATCTTCTGCATCAACATCATTTGTTGATTCTTCTAGTTGACTAATTTCATTCTCAATATCATCTTCTAAATTTAATTCACCATCAGCACTTTCACCTTCAGATTCTAATGCTGCAATTTCTGCTTCAATGTCATCTTCGAGTACTTGAAATTCGTCTCCAAACGCAGGTATGTTACCTTCTTCTTGAACATTTTCGTCTACATATTCAAATTCAAAAATAGGAATTTCTGCAGAGTAAATAGGTTCACTGTATTCTTGTTCTAAAACATTTTCTACTATTGGATCGTATATTTCAACTGCATCGTTGTCTATAGAAAAATCTACAAATCCAATACATTGATCGCTATATTGCGCATCCATAGAACACTGTTCATCAAAGTATGCGTCTGCATATCCAGCACATCCCGGATCGTATAAAGGATCTAAATTACAATTTGCAATATAATAATCTGGGCAACTAGGATCGCTTGCAGGATTCTGACTACAAATTAAATTTTGATTTGCAGTCGAGTATCCTTTACAGCTAGGATCAAATAGTGGGTTAGCAGTACACTGTTGGTTAAACAATGCTGCAGCATATCCCGGACAGCCAGGATCTGAAATAGCACCATTTAGTGTACACCCATCAGGCTGAAGAATTAATGAACCACCAAAGTTCATTACCTTAGGTCCATACATACCTTGCCAGAACCCGTTATCCATACCGTATATGGTAACTTCTATTTCATCGATATGGGTTCCCGGAATTAATGCTTGTGGAGTAAAGCTTACAACTTCTTCAAGCGTCCAGCCATTTGATTTTGACTGGCTGTAATCCCATTCATCGCTATAGATATTAACGCCATTTGCATATGCGTCAATTGTAATTATTAAATCGTCTAAACAATCACCATTTACTTTTTGTGCAGTACAAGCACCTTGCACTGTATTAGTGTTTTCATTTTTCCATTGCCATTCTGCTACATAACCTGTAATATCAAACCCTGCACCTGCAAGAGCTTGATTAATAGCAAAGTTAGAAACCCAAGTGTCAGGAGTATATGAAAAGTGCATAATGTACTCATCGTGCGTGGAGTACACATATTTCTGATTATGAGAATTACCAGTGCTATGACCACCTGTTCCAAAGTCGCCTTGATTGCCAATAGGTTTAATAGTGTTATCTACAGGATCAATACACGTGCCATTAACGCTACTATTCAACGGATTAGTAGTGCCATCTGTTGAGCATATTGGAGTGGTGGTTGAGACCTGAGCGTTAGAGTAAGAGTAAGAGCAAAGCAAGGCCGCCAATACCAGCGCCAATCTTTGCATTTCTTTCTTGAACATCATCAGCTCCTTTTATTTTCTCTGACGGTGGAATCCTACCTTGATTCTTTTTCCACTCATCCGCAGCCTGTTCGCCAATTTTGCCTAAGAAAGGACAAGGTGTTCCTGCCATTTCCATTGCGTCATATACTCTAAAGTCTTGACAAAGAACTGATACTGCAGCAACTTTCATGCCCATATCGTATAGTGTTTTAGATATTTTTAATCTTTCGCAATTTTCATCGCGGACCATTTCCCCAGTAGATACACCAAGGATTTGAGTCTGAACAGCACCTGAGACTCCAGATAAACAGAGATCAGATGATGATGAGCCAACGCCAGGACTAATAGCCGAAGGCGGTGGTGATATTACAATGGTTTTAGAATTCGCATCTGTGTTTACAGTGGAATTTGACTTTGAGTCAGTATTAACATTGCTTGTCGTTTGTGCAATTGCCGAGTTCGCAAGGACCATAATAAATAAACCGGCAATCATAAATGCTTTTTGCATAGGCGTTTGTCCTCTAAATAAGAAGTTTTCTTCTATATCTGCCACTATTTATAAAAAAAAGCCTTTACATGTGGCTTTACTTGTGGTATAATATAAATAAAGTTGAAGATGTTTAGAAGATATACAGGACCCGGGGGCAGTACCCGGCGCCTCCACCATAAGGACATTGAACGATGGAAATAATTTGGCATATACTATTAACAGTTTGTTCAGGCTCGACCTGCTTAGAACAAGATGTACAATGGTTTGAAACAAAAGCAAAGTGTGAAACTATGCTTGTAGAATACATAGAAGTGCCAGCTGATGGATCTTGGGACACAGTTGAATATATCTGTAAACCAGTGAATTCAGTGTCTTTATGATGGGGGCGAAATAGGATCGACTGGTGTTGGAGTCTTCAATAGAGTAAATGCAAACGATAACTTTGCTCCTGTAGATTACGCCATCGCGGCATAAACTACTGGGCCCGCCGAGAGCCTCGAAACAGAATCTCGGCAACTTAATTATGAGGTAGATATATGATTAGAGTAAGCGGATATTTCAGAGATTATAAAGTAGTGAGATACTTTACGTGTGTGTATGATGCAATAGATTTCAAAGATATTGTTGATGCAAACTACCCAATGAAAGTAACTTTTGAGAAAGGGGTTTATCCCGTGAGAACATTTATAGTAAATAGCTGGACTGCAGTAATGGACGATAGTAGAAATCCATTAAGAAATATTCCAGATCTTCAGACAAGACACCTCGTCATGCAAATATTGGCTTGGATGTGGTGTATTATTTTTTCAATGAGTGTTGGTAGTGTTACTGTGTTTGCAGTAAGTGCAGTAGCACACATTTTGTTTATTGCTGGAATCGTAATTACTGTTGGTACATTTGCTGCGGCAACGCATAGACCACAATACTTTGGTGGCCTTGGTCGTGGTAACGGCGGTGAGCATGAATGATAGCATTGCAGCCTGAAAATAATACGTTCAAAACTATTTCTGTACAAACAACGTACAAGTGTCAGATGAAATGTGCTAATTGTTACTTAGGCGATATGCTTAATAATGATAAGTACATTGACGTTGATCCTAATAGATTGAAAGTGGCTCTAAAAAAATTACCAAATAGATGTGATATAAGATTTATAGGAGCTGAGCCTACTATGAATCCTCATCTATTTGAGTTAGTTAAGATCGCAAGGGAGGCTGGACATCGTCCGTCTCTTTTGACTAATGGTCTTAAACTAAGAAAAGAAGAATACGTCAAGCAATTAAAAGAAGCCGGTATCAACATGTTAGGCTTAAGCATGAACGGTGGACTTGATGATGAGATGTATAAACTACTTGATAACGGTAAATACGCGAAGCAAAAGATTGCTGCGCTGGAAAACTGTTTTAAGAATAGAATCATTCCCCATGTTAACTTTATATTGATTCCAGATAATGCACACGCATTAGTTCCTTTAGCTAACTATATGATAGAGCTAGCTGAAAAGTATAGAATGACAAAATATCCTATTATGCTTAGAGTTAAATCTGTAGGTGAAGTAGGTAATTATCTTGACACATATACATATAGGATAGACGAAATGATTGGACTTTTACGACATTCATTTGGTTGGTTTGATGTTAACTTTGAGGTAAATGGTTATAACGAAAAAAATACGTGTATATTCAAATTGCCTAATGGTCTACTCGGTAAGATAACTGATTGGACTTTGGACGATGATGGCATCCCTGATTCTGGTAGTAAGCGTAGAGGAATACTAACAGACGAATATGAGATAGCACCGTTCTTTGAATACTACTCACAAAATGAGGATACAAAATGGAAATAGTAAACCACGACATAATGTTGAAAGATATGTCGAGCGAAGAAATTACTCGCTGGGCTAAATGTCTTCATCAAGATAATGTTGTTTTGCTGAAAAAGCAGAACTGCGATAAATCAGATCTAGTAAGAATTTACGATGCAATTGGACGAGTTTGTATGCCAGTTGATCGTAAAACAGGTAAAGCTGAATTCTTTGCAGATGAATCCTATCCACAACTTATGAGAGTTACTAATGAAAGAGATGAATCAGGAGAAAAAACTGGCATCTTTGCAGACTTAGAACTTGATTGGCATTCTAATGGAAATGGTAGAGACCAAGGTAAAGAAAGCTGTGTAGCACTTTATTGTGTACATGAAGGCACTGATAGTGTAACTAGCTTTTGCGATGTGAGACAAGCTTATAGAGATCTACCTCTTGAAATTAAAGAAGAGGTTGACTACATAGAAGCCATGTATAAGTTTGAACGCGGAACCTTTTACGATTTACAAGAAGATGATAAAGAATTAGAAATGTTTGAAAATCGCGGTGTCTATAAAGATGGCATTAAGCGAAACATTATCTACAAGCATCCTTTCGATGGAGATCCTGGAATCTATTGGTCTCATCATTATATCAAAGAAGTGTTTGGTAATACTACACCTTGGGAAACAATGTATGAGTACTTAATGAAACACGTGTTTCAAGAAAAATATATTGCACATCACCACTGGGAGCCAGAAGATTTATTGTTTATGGACCAATGGCATAGCCTACATAAACGTAACGCTGTAAAAGGTCATAGACTTCTTTACAGAACAGCAATGGATTATAGACATGTCTTCCGTCTCGCCCGCAAAGCCGTTTGATTTCGACTTTAATCGTGAAGGTTTACTAGAAGATTACGATAAAAGAATTAGCAAAAAGCTAGGTCATCGTTATCTTGCAGGAACTCATTATTACGATTTAGTTGAAAACGAATCATATGCTAGATATTCTAAGAACACAGTCGTTCGTCTTAAATCTGGTATTGCCCATAAAGAAGTTCTTAAATTCTTAGCAGCATATGATTTGTCCGATTACGAATATGAATGTTGGTACATAGGTTATGATGAAGGTGATTACTGCGAATGGCATATTGATACTAGACCTGAAAAGTTTTGTGTAAACGCTTCAAGAGTTAATATATTTTTGACAGGAAAGTCTTACACTGATTTTGAATCAGGTAGAGTTGAATATGAACAAGCCGTAGTGCCAGTAATGCATGAAAAGCATAGGTATGATAATCGTAAAAAATCAAAAAGAGTTCTATTACAACTCGCAATTAAAGGGTTAAGTCACGATGAATTATGTGACATCATCTTTTTCACACACTACAAATAGTGATTTAGACTATCTGTTCAAAAAAGCAGTAGAACATTCTTCTAATCGCTTAA